GCCAGTGCCATACATCGATCCCCCGCCTGCGCCGCCAGTAGCGGCGGTTGAATACGCAGTCCCGCCTGACGCGGTAAACGCGCCTCGGAGCGTACCGGATGCCGTGCCTGTCCCGCCAACCCCACCAGTAGTGCCTGAAGCATTTGTTCCACCAGTGCCCGTCAGCAGTGTCCCCAGGGATGATGTCCCGCCCTGCGCGCCAATGGTGATAGTAGGCAATATCTGACCAGGAACGACATCAATAATGCCGAATGCAAATCCTCCACCGCCGCCACCAGCGCCGTTGATTGCTCCATTCCCACCGCCACCTGACACCGCTACCCCAATCTGATAGACCTGTTGGGGCACGACAAAGGAGCTGGTCGTGGCGGTGATGAGTTGCGCCGTCTTCCATTCAGGGGGAGCTATACGGGTCGGTTTCCCCGGAGGGAGGGGGTATCCATAACTGCCTTTGTTCATTAGAAATCACCTCCGTTGGTGATAGTAACCGCGAATGTTTCCGCGTTGTTGGTCGAACATTTCAGTACAGACGCTGCCTCCAAGACAAGCGGCGTGTCAAACCACACATCAGCGAAAAAAGCTGGATTAGTAGCCGATGGAGTAATCGCAACGACAGGTACCTCCCTGATTAGCGCCGTGCCAAGGAAAAACCGGATCATCCCCGCCGTGGTCGTTCCGGTCGCGTTGACGCGGATCATATCAACCCGCGAACCTGTTGACCCTGCCGTCATCAATGTTCCGTAAGCCCCGGTCGTGCCGTCCCGATTCGTGTTTGCCGTCGAGATAGTCACCGAAGGGCTTTTTGCCGTGCCGATATATTGTGGTGATATTGCCATTTTGACGCTCCTTTTTTTTAGTAAAGACCTATCGCGTAACCTGTCTCATACAACACGCCACTATGCGCGCTTAAACTCATTGTCCATGCCGCATATGTCCCCGCCCCTTGTGCCGCCAAAACATTGACTATGGCGGTTGTGTCGCTGTAGCTTATCAATGTCCCCCACATATATATATCAGGCGACGCCGTGACCGCAACGATCACCTTCATCCCTGGCACCAGACTTTTGCCTGCCTCAATGGTAAATGTTTTGCTGCCAACTCCAATAGTCATGCTGGTGGTGCTTGTTGCTGATGTGCCGGGGGTAAGAATTGCCATTTGCGCGAATGATTCCGCTGTGGCCGCCGAATCTGCGGAGTCTGCCGCTGAAGCTGCTGAGGCTGCCGCTGAAGCCTCTACTTGCGCAATGTACCCATCAACTGATACATCCGTTTCCGCAACCCCTGTCGTACTGTTGAATGTCAAAAACTTGCCCTTTCTGGTCGCCGCTGCGGATAACGTAAGCGCGTCCTCACCAGAAGGAACCTTGATAGCCGAATCAGTCAGCGTCTCAACCTCCTCAAAGCCTGCTGACACTTCATCAAACGCGGCGTTGAGGTCTTCCGCCCGGATAATATCAATTTTGACAAACCGTGTAAGGCTCACTACCCAATCAAAAAAACTGTTTGCCATGATTTAACCCCTATTGCTTGTAACTCACACCCTTTATCTGACCATTCCATTGATACTATAATGAATCAACACGCCTTGCAAAACAAATGAAGGATCAACCGCACTTTCATTCCATATCAACAGGCTCATGTTTCGTCCCACCCCTGACAGGTCGGCCTCCCCCTGGGCTTGAATCGGCATAGAAAACCTGCATTCGTTGAACTTGCTTATATTCAGAATGCCGCCATCTCCCAACGCTGTCATCACCTGATTGATACTTGACGGATATTCTCCGTCTGAATAATCAAATATCTGTTTGAATGATATTTCTACCGCGTTCAGTGCTTCCAGTTCGACTATAACCTTGCGGAACCGTTTATGGTTAGATGGGGATTTAAAATGATTGAACGGTAGCATCAATGCGGAGATGATCACTTCCCCATCGAAGCTGGTGCCTACCCCGTCACGCATAACATAGCCATCGTCAGTGCCGAAAAAGATTAAGCCCTCACCGCTTACCGACAATCCGCCCGCCACACATGAAATAGTCTGGTCATAGTCAAGAAGGGAAAAGGAGCAATCATTCGGAGTAACTGCGGCATTAGGGGTAATAATAGTGCCAACCAGCACCGCCCCGTCATTACAATAAAGTCTGTATTGTTGGTTTTCAACTTGAGGAGCAGCACCAACAACCTTGGTGCTGACACTTGCGTAGACGCGAGAGATGTCACGCGAGAATGTTGATGCCTCATATCCATCATATGCCTGCATCGCTTGGAGTGACCTGATCCCTGACATATTAGCGATAATGCCAATCCCGGCAACCTCTATGGCCGTGTTTCCCATCGACCCCGAAGTCGTTGACAACACGTCCATGACCCAGTCAATCTGACTTGTTCCTGATAGCAATGAAATATTTGACACTCCAAACACCGCCAGAACATCTCCTTTCAGCGGAAGAAGTCCGGTTATCTCATAACCCATTCCAAACAAGGCCGCAGTGGTCGTGAAAAGAAAGGGGTCTCCAAGGTCTGATGTCTTCAACTGACCTAACGGGAATGTTAAGAACAGATGATCCTTAAAATTAAGCAAGCTGGTCGGCTTATCTTTAAAATCTGTCCGGCCCACAGTCCATGTTGATATTGTCCCTGATCCGCCCGTAGTTGTCACGGTGACACTTAACGTCTTTGTTGCTGATGTCCATGTGAGCACCTTGCCAGCCATGAAATTAGCGGCGTTTGTGTCATCCCAGACGGTTATTTCTTCATCAACTGCATAGTCCCGGTCAGCCTCGGTTAAAACAAAAGCATTTAACCCTGTCCCTATCGTGACGGTACTTGTACTGGTCGCCACCGTGTCCCACACGCCGCGAATCCGGCTCACGGTCGTGCCATCATAGGCCACAGGGTCATTCTTCCCGTCGCAGCCGAATAGCGTCAAAGTCTTGGCTGATCCGGTAAAGTTGCTCACATCGAACTTCCACGCCCCGCCCGGAATTAAGCCGCCTTTAAGCAGTGTCCAGCCGGATGACGAGCCGCTGTAAATAGCTGCTGTCTGCCCATCCGCCGAGTTCCTGACCGCGTAAACAACGCCACGATACACTCCAATTCCAAGAATCGGGCCGGAGCCAGGAACTATTGTAATCTGATTTCTGGTATATGTTACAGCACCCAGATAGTTGACGGCATAGTTTTCATCACCCATGGTTCCAAGCTCGTTCGTGCCACTGGCTTTTGCCCTGGATACCGAGCTCACAAGGATGTTTTCGCCATGAACAAAGCTCCCAGACACATTGGTCAACACAAGGAATCCAGCCCCATTGCTAACCCATGTCCCGGATAATAGCGTCGCACTGACGACATCCGCCATGGCTGCCGCGCCTGTCACATGATCGCCAGCCGCGATCTCCGCAGTGCTCTGGTCAAAATAAAGGATATAATAGACTGCCTGATGCGGTTGTGGCTGACCGTCGTATCGCTCGTACCCGTTTATTCTATGATAACCTTGTTGCCCAAATTTTTCCTCAAAGTTGAATCCATACAGCATTCTGCCGTTTAGGATGGACAGGGCTGAATGAAGAATATCCAGACCTCCAGTCAGCGGCGTATAGTCAATCCTGGTCTTGATGTTGACCGCTGGAATATGAGCACGCTTCTGTTGACGGATAGCCCTCATTGCGGAATTACCACCATATCGGCACCATTCATGCGCCTGGCTATCTGACCTGGCAGGTATTTTGCTTCCAATTTATCCAGCAGGTCGTCATACTCCACCTGACACGACGCAATCAGCTCAACAGCGCCATGGTCAATCGCGTAGAGCAGTACAGCCCGTGATAAAATGATTCGCTCAAACTCTTCTGGAACATATGATGTGTCGCTGTTGTTAATCAGCTTCTTTGGCTTGCGCCAATAATCCGCCGACAACGAGTACGCAGCATCAGGGGTAGGGGTAAGAATTACATCGTGACCAACCTTTATAGTCACATAGGTTGGCTTATTGGAAGTCTGCGGGCCGTTACGTAGCGTATCGCGCCATTGTTGGTATGAGATCGGAACCAACTTATACCATGTTGAAAGAGCCTGATTGACAACAAATGAGGCCTCATCCCATACCCCTATGTCATCAGGCGCAAGGACAAGATTGCTGTCAATGGTAGTTGTCGTTGACCAGTCATCCACATACATAAAATCCCAATCAAGCCATCGTCCCTCAATCTCAATGGTTGAGTATTGCACCCACTTGACTATTTTTTCCAGGATTCCCGACTGACCACCGACATCGGCTGGCCCTGTCCCCGCAATCCCGCATTCGCGTCTTGTGTCCTGGCACAACTGGAGGAATGTGGACTTAGCCATCTATCTTATCCTCGTTGCTGTCAAAATCATACCCATCCTGAGTATAATAAACAGTCGGCGATCCGATTACCTGCCCGAATGGCCGAGACCGGTCAAGCTTTGTCGATGCTGAAATTAAATCGGGGATCACCGGGATTGTTTCAACACGAGCTTCCGCGCCAGACAAAAAGGCAATCGCCTGCTCTTTTCCGGTATATCGTCGGCCCTTTTCTTCCATCATCTTTTTTAGTTCAGACCAGTGGAGATTTTTTAAATCGTCCATTTCATCACCTTTAAAAAGTGACGGCAGAGGGACTGCCTCTGCCGTCACTGGATTTATTTAGTCTTGAATGTGCCGTGATCCGTCTTTATGGTTTCCTTCTGGATCGGTGACTGGCGCTCCTGAGACTCGCCACCCTTGTTGATGGTTATCTTCTCACGGTCGAGAATCCCCAAATCGTCACAACCTTCTTTTTTTTTATCTTCCATGTCATCCTCCTTTATGCCCAGGCAATTATTACATCATAGGTAAGCGAACCAGTGGGAGAACCCCCGGCATTGGCAACCGTGGTCAAAAGCACCTCTGTATCGGTATCAATCGTTACATTCTCCATGGAAGACGTGCCGGGATCATCTGTCAACGTCTGGGCATCATTAATAACGTCCGCGGCGGGTTTAAATGTCGCAAACTTATCAGTGTCCCCGCTGATTCCCACAAGCAATGTCGTAGGAGTACTGCCCAGAACATGATTAGCGGTATGACAACGGGCCACAATATCAATCAAGAAGCCGCGCTTGCCCTTCGGGCCACGGAGTTTATAGGTTGCGGCAGCAGCGGTTGTCAGAACCGACTGGCTATAGGTAATATAAATCGGGTTTGAAAAACTCATTATAGTCTCCTTTTATAATCTTGATTTTACAGACTGCCCCAACGGAGGATGCGGGCCTGATCCACAGCCGTGTGGACAAGCGCAAACCCTTCCAGTGCGTACCACGCTACCCCGCGATCACGGCCATACCCGCCGGGAATCTTCCCGCGCATTTCAGGCGGAATCACAATAGCCTCAATCACGGTGTCCTCCCCGAAGAAGAAGCAGTCGTCGCGGAGGGTGCTGTTTTTCGCAGCAATAGCGGTCTGCTCAAAGAATCGAATCCCTTCATACGACCGGCCTACCTCACCGTTCAGTATCATATGGAATCCCTCGTTGGTGTATGCGTGTACCGCTTCCAGTGAGTCTTTAAGGCCTCGAAACATGGCCGGACGACCGATACAACGATAGTTCCCGTCAGAATATACAGGAATGTTCCGCTCCTTCATCGTATCGCTTATCAATTTTACATGCTCATTATTCAACGCTACCGTGGTAGTAGAACCAGGCGTACCGTTGGTTGTAAGGGTTATTGCCGTAGTGCTACTGCCAGAAGTAGGCTGTACGACCAGCGGAGTCAAGGCAAACTGATTATACGCTTCGGTCTCAAAAGCAATGCTGGCATCGTTTTTGAGCGCCTTGTTGATAACCTGCTTGACCGGATGCTCGCTGAGATCGTCCAGCTTCCCTGAATACGGCACAGAGTTGCCAAACTCAACAACTGTTCCAGTCCCCTGGGTAATTGTAAAGCTGGTTTCCGGCATCATCTGGTTTTCCGCCAATCTTCCGCCCTGGGTAGCTACATTGGAGTACACATTCCAATGGAAGGTATCTCCTGCATGTAGCCCTTTATTGGTAAAGTCATCAGCATCACAATGCTGTTGATATCTCGCCTGCGGTTGCAGCGCATTTCGCAACACCGCAGACAAGGAATCCGAGTACATATACCCGCCCTCGCTATTGATTCCCCAAATTTGACCTGCCATTTTTAAGTCTCCTTATATTATGTAGCATCCAGTCCGCGCGATCTCCGCAACGACTGGATATATTCGTTATTTGTTTGCGGTTTCGGAACGGGTTTCGTGGTAGCCTTAACTGACCCGCCTTTCAACACGTCGATCTTCCTTTTCTCGGCCATTTTATCATAAGAACCTTTCGTCACTTTTGATACCCATTCTTTCACATCCTTGGCTGCCTCGTCGATGATTTTAGCAGGCTCCCAATTAGGATTCGCCCTGTGAATCTCGCCGGTTTTCGCATCCACCATCTGCAATAGATTGGGGTCTCTGGTAATTATACTGTCCTCGGACAAAAATGCCCGTACTGCCTCGTCTCGCAATATTGCGAACCGTTGAGCGGTCTCGGCGTGATGCTCTGCCATAATCTCTTGCCGCGCCCGTCGTACTGCTTCTGCCGCGATTACCTCTCTGTCCGCAGGGGTAGCTTTATGCGCCGCCTGTAACTCAAGAAATAAATCCTCGGCTTTTTCCATGTCGCCATCAAAAAAGGCTTCATGGTACTGCTTGGTAAGTCCTTTTACATCAATCGCCTGCGCTTCCGGATGGTTCTTCTTGTTATCCAAGTCTCGCGCCTGCTGCAAAAGGAACTCACGGGCCTGGTCTATTCTGACCTGCTCTTCCTTCGCTTTGCGCTCCATCTCCGTTGCCTGGTTCAGTCTTTCTGATGCCGCCGCGTTTTTTTGGTAGGCATCAATGCCGCCCGCTGCATCAACCTTAGACCTGAGCACATGCTTCTCTTTACCATTAACCTTGACAACAATCTCTTCGTCTTCCTCGATTACTTCAGATTCAGGTGATAATTCGGCCCTGCGCTCTTCATCGTATTTTTTGTAAATGGCACTTCTGGGATCATCGACAACCGCTTCTTCTGCCTGATCTTCCGCCGCATCGACTTCCAGGGCGTCCACCGGCGCATCATTGTCCGACACCATCACCTTTTTTTCTACATAGACTTCTTCACTCATAATTGGCACCCCCTTCACCGTCCTTTCGGATAGGCTACTCGTCCATTTTTATCTGTTCGTGAGCCGCTTCACCCACATTTATTGCCTCGCTCATCCAAACCAAAAACATCCTTGCCACATGAATCTGGTTCCGGATTTCCCTGTTTTTTCTTTCATCATCCGGCTGTGCCTCGATTAATAATTCAGTCGCGGCCTCTATCTCTGATAATGCCTTACTGTGTAAGTATTTGCCGACAGGCGTCCGCAAAAATGCTTCAACCTCAATCCCCAGCCGCGCTGCTCTCAAGAGATCGCTCATCCGACAGCCCCCGGCACTATATTATAATCGTCTCGCGCGAGTACCCCGGACATGGACTTGTTCGCCGGACTGGCCAGCGTTGCGGCCGCTCTCGTCTTATCTGCGATTTCTGAAACAACCGCAGCCCTTTCGTTTTTCAGCCGCTCGATATCTATCTGGTTTTTTTCACGATGCAACGTGGCGTCAATAGTAGAAAGCTGTGCCTTTAATTTTTCTATCTCGAACCTTGCCTGATTTCTCAGGTCTTCAATCTCCCTGCGTGACCGGCTACGCTCTTGTTCAACCTGCAAGCGGCCTTGTTGCTCCACCTGTTTTTGCTCAAGCGCCTGCGTGAGTTGCTGCACCTGCTGCTTGAGCTGTGCAATGGCTGGGTCTTCCTGGTCTTGGGCTATTTGCGGGAAGAATCGTTCCGCGCCCTTATAGCCAAGTGCGCCGAAAATTTCGGTCACAATCTCCCGGCCATCCAGCCCTTGAAGAAGTGCTGGAATAAACTGTCCCACTGAATTGAGGCCCATCACCAGCTTTTCAATCCGCTGCTGTGGATTAATCGCACCGAATCCGACGCTTATCCGTACTGTCACCATGCCCTGTAACATCTGGTCAGTTATACGATTGACGCCAAACTGCTGAATCTTAGCTTTTCCGCCAGCAATCGTCAGGATAGTTTCATCCGTTTCGTATGCCTGCTCCAGCCTGACTACCTGTTTTAAAACTGGCTCGACCCATGAAGACGAAAACAGCCGCAACTGATATTCAGTGATTGCGTTGGCGTCACCGGATAATAGGTTCATCCCCCCGACTGTCTCGTTGAGCTTTCGGTTTGACTGCACCGATCCCGGCGAAAATGTCCCGGCAATTTCGTCAAAATCAAGGCTGATGCGATCTTGCTCTTGGTAGCTGGAGCCTGTCACTTCTGGAGGATTGTCCCATCTAATATCCGTATTGATATCATCAACCAGCGTAATCGACCCCGGCACATTACGTGTGAGGGATTTATAATCAACGTTGGCGGTGCGTTTAGCGAAATATCTCTTATTGAGTGCCAATGCCACATTATCCCGCCGCTGATTAGCGATATCATTTGCATCTTCTTGCAGCGGCGATATCAGCTCGGTTAATCCACACGGTATGTGCTTATGAGTTTCAAGGATGCAGCTTCCCATAACATATGGCCGCTCGCCTCTCCGTAGGTGGATGTACGCCTCTTCCAATGGCTTCGGCTCAGTCAGCCGGTGCCGCGTTCCCAGCGTATAGAAAATAATATCTGCCCCATCATCCCGGATAATATTACGATGCACCCATGCTATATCAAACTCAGAATTGCTGTGCTGTATGTCCTGGCCGTCCTGCCGCTTGCCTTCGCGTGCAGAACGGATGCTATCATACTCCCCGCTCTCCCTGATCTGATCAGCTTCCAGCGGTGCCCATGTCCCCGCGTCCATGCGTTTTTTTATATCTCCTACATACATTGGGATCATCTGCACGATATACGGGGTCGTCCCGATAGGGTCAAGCCAATCCGCAGCCGGAGAAATCCGAAAATTTTCGATGGCAATCAGTTCCACCACCGGCTTGTCGATGAGTGTGGTGCGGACTTCGTTTTGTATCTGCGCCCCGGTCTCATCAAGAATTGGCCGGTTAAGCTC